TTTGTGTTTCCTTTTTTGTCTTTAGTTACATCTTTAAAATTTCCAACTAAATATGCTTTTATTTTACCTATTGTCGTATTAATGAATATTTCATATTCATAATTATTAATATTTGTGACTCTTTTGCGCTGGTGTTCATCAAATATATCAGTTAATTCATAATCAAATTCAGGACATATAAGTATATCACCATTATCACCATTATCGTCATTAAAAAAACTAAAAATTTGAGCTTTTATAAATTTAGGTTTTTCAGATCAAAACTTTTTCTTAAAAAGTTTATTTAAAGTAATATATCTATAATTATGTATGAATAAAAATACCTACCTATTGGAAAAGGATAGTTTTATAAATTATCCCTTACCAAAAATTTCTGTTGAGTTTGAGAGTTATGAAATGAATAAAATTACTAATTTATACGAGTATAATCATCTTATTCATTTTAAGAATAATATTGATACTTTGGAAGATAGTAAATCGTGGGATAATGCAAAAAAGCTTAGCAATAATTATGAGTTAATCTATTTACCAAATAAAAAGTATAAATATGATTCGGTTTCCAAGTATGAACCTTTAAGTCGGGCTTATTTTAAGTTATATGAAATATTAGTTGATTTCAATCTTATAGATAGTATAGATACCTTAAAAATTGGTGCATTAGCTGAAGGACCTGGTGGATTTATTGAAGCAACTATAAATTATAGGAAAAGATTTATTAAGTCTAGAGATGAAATAAACGCAATTACACTTCATTCAACTAATAAAGATATTCCTGGTTGGAACAAATCTAAAAACTTTTTAAAGAAGAATCCAAATGTCAATGTGAATTATGGTAGTGATGGTACCGGTGATTTATACAATCTTGAAAATATCAAGGCTTATACATCCTTATTTGATCATGATGCCGATTTTGTTAGTGCTGATGGCGGATTTGATTTTTCTTACAATTTTAACAAACAAGAACAAATGTCATATAGAATTCTATTTTGTGAAATTGTAACCGCATTAAGCATCCAAAAAATAGGTGGTTCGTTTGTGTGCAAATTCTTCGATATTTATACTGAATATACCCAAAGCCTCATATACTTATTATTCTGCTGTTATAAAGAAGTGTACATTACTAAACCAAATACAAGTCGTGCCGCCAACTCTGAAAAATATATTGTGTGCAAAGGATTTTTAGGTTTAGACCCGTTGTATTTACAAAAACTCCTTATTTGTGTAAACAGTTTTAAGTTTTTAACACAAAATGGAAATCATATTCATCAGCTGTTTGAATATGATTTTAATAAAAAATTCATTAGCAACCTTAATAAAATTAATACCTATTTTTACAAGAACCAAATATATAGTATAAAAAATACACTGGATTTAATTGAAAAAGGCTGTTTGGATGTAGAATTTAATGAAACAATTAAAAATCAAACGTTGTTGGCTTTTAAATGGTGTAAACACTATAGAGTTTCTATTAATTATAATAGTAAATATTTAATGAGATACCGAAAATGTCTGAAATACTTATAAACATCTACTATGTTTGAAATACTTATAAACATCTACTATGTTTGAAATACTTATAAACATCTACTATGTTTGAAATACTTATAAACATCTACTATTATAAATTACTTATAAACATCTACTATGTCTGAAATACTTATAAACATCTTATTATAAATTATATATGTCCATTATATTATCTCCACCCGGTTCAGGTAAAACAACATGGCTAAATAATAAAAATAATAAAAATAATAAAAATAAAAATAAAAATAAAAATAGTTCTAAACATATTGAAGATGCCGATATTGTATTAAAGGATTTTCATACAATCGAATATGAAAGTTCCAATCCTTGCGATACACATCGTAAAGACCATTATTTAACAATAGATAAACAATTACTAAATTTAAGAAACGAAGGAAGACATATATTAGGGTCTTTATTTTGGGAAGTAAAAGCCGATGTAATTGTTATTATAGATTCAAGTGAACATCAAAAAAGAGTTTCTAAAAGAGATGATTTAGAATGGTGTAAAGTGGAATTAGTGACAAAATGTTTACAAGACCTAGCTATAAAATATAATATACCAATTGTATCTTCATTTGATGCTATTTTTAATTATATTTAATTTTCAATCCTAAAAAGAATAAGAGTTGTACAAAAACTGTACCATTTGCGATTATTATCGGTTTTTCAACAAGCATTATACCGTAAATAAGAAATAAAATACAAGTCACTATTTGCAATGATATAAATCCATATGATATATCTGCTACCCGTTTTGTTTTTATGGTGTGTGATATTTGTGGTATTAATGTTAGTGTTAAACATGCTGCACCACAGTAGCCAAATGTTTCAGCAATTGTAACCGAGTTATTTTGAGATTCCATTTAGTTTAATAAACTTAATTAACTTTAAGCATTTTTATTTTCGCTTTCATTAACTGAATCATGTGTTTTATTAACTTTGTCTTTGTCTAAATTAGGTTTAACAAATGTATCAACTAATACTTGCCCTACATTTACGGAGGCATCATGATTAGAAATATTGTTTTTTTTTAATTCTTTTGCTTGATTTATCATGTATGTTAATACTTTAAGATTCATATCACCTTTAAGACAAGAATTAAATATAGTTACAACATTATTTTTAAGATAACCATATTTTCCGTTCATTTCTGCTTCAAAAGATTGTGCTGTATGGTTTTTAAATTTCTTTTTATTCGAATAATCTTTATAATCACTCATCAATTCTTTTGCTTGTCTCAAAACTATATCGTAGTCCATATAAATTATAATAAATTATTATTCTTTAATATTTTATTTCTAATTATATATTATAAATGGAAGAATTAAATGTTGTGTTGCTTGTATTAATATTATGTGGTGTTGTATTTTTAGTATATTTAAGTTTAAGTAATAACTTTGATTTTGATCTTAGATTACAAAATTTAAATAATTATGAACTACCATTTGAAAAAGTAAATAATGTAAATGTTCCACTTAGAGCAGTTAACAATGTAAATTATGTTCCACCACAATTATTTAAGAATAATGCGAAAAATGCGAATAATGCGAATAATGTTTCAAATAATTACAATAATCTTAATAACGAAATTAATAACCATCTTAATGAAACTTTAGACGAAGTATTACAAAATGCTAGAAATCAGAATCTAAATTTAGTTGTTAATAATAATAATTTGGTTGATGAAAATATGGAACCTGTTTTAGTTGATGGTGAAGAACTCAATTCAAATAATTTTATTAACAATTCTAATACTGATGCTGTGTTAAATAATTAATAAAATTAAAATATATATTTAATATATATGAGTAAAAAATGTTCACGTTGTTATGAGGATAATGATTATCCGGTTGATATAAAAACAAATATTCCACCTACACAAAGATGGACCGATATTAACACTCCGGCTCCACCACCTCAATTAAATAAAGGTCTTTATGGTGGCCCTCCAAATAATTCTCCATGGATGGGAAAACCAGTTGTCCCAACCACTACGTATTTTATGCAAGTCCTTTTAAAAAGTTGTGATCCCCCACCTCCACCAGGCGCCACCGAGCAATATCCAACTGAAAATAGATTAGGTAATAATTACACAGCTCAACCTGGCGTCAATTGGTTTAATAGTGCTTATGACGAACGTGGTCCATACAACATGAAAGTTATTGATCCAAACTTTAATAAAGAAAAAGATAATAAAGAAAAAGATAATAAAGAAAAATATAATAAAAATAATTCTAATTAATATTTATTCTCGAAACAAAGAAATTAAGTGCTAAATGAATATTGGGAAACCAAAAATCAATACTGTTATCCATATATTTATTTTTATTTATTAATACAGTAATCCAACCTACACTTTTTGCTGCTATTAAATTATCAGGTAAATCATCAAAAAATACACATTTATCTTCACTTTTTATATTATTTGTTTCCATACACCGCATATAAGAATTATATTGAGGCTTTAATGTTTTTATTTTATCACGGGAAACAATAGATGAAAAATTAGTACTTATTTCTAATTTATTTAAACATGTTACACCATGATTATAGGTACCGTTTGTAAAAATTAATTTCCGTGACGGTAGCATAACTAATAAATAATTTAATTGTGGGTCTTCAGTTAATAAATTATAATTAAAATTAACATTATTTGGTAGTTGATATAAGGTTTGATCTAAATCAAATATCCAGTATAGCATTTAATATTAATATAATTTTTAATTTTCTTTTACACGCTTATAATTATTTAAAACCAAATTTCTTTACTTTGCGTGTTTTACTCTTTATAAATTTGATATAACATAATTTAAAAATAATTTACAATATAATTTACAACTATGTATTTACCACCTGATTTATGTCATATAAATATATAGGTTATGAATCAATTCTTATTGTCTTTGATGACGAAGAGGTATATGAATATGATGATTAAAAACATAGTATGTATTAAAGCAATGATGAAAAATCAGCAGGAGTATACTTAATAGATTTAAGAATTTTACCTGTATCTTTATTAAATACTACCCAACCATAGTCTGATTCTCGATAATCTGGTGTTTTATATCGGTCATCATTATCCAAATACCATGCTACAGTTTCTTTTGCTAACTCTTCCGATGGACATACTTTAGACATATTTGAACTGTGGACTATATTAAAAGCATCATCTAAATTTACTCCTATAGTAATTCCCATAAGATTTACATGATATAATAGTACATTCAATTCTTGTAACATAATATCAAACTTTGCATTAGTTTTAGCTTTTTTTAAATTAGCATTTATCAATATAATATTACTCATAATTTTATGAGTTTTTTTTTTAAATTCTGTATTTTTAGAGTTATTAATATAGTTTTTAACATTATAATTAATATCATTGTTAAGATTTTTTACCATAACAAAATCACTATTATCAATTGTATTAGATTTATCACATGTATGTCTCAAGTATTTTTTAAATTCAACATCACTATTTATTCCAAATGCAGCGGCCATTCCATACAACACATATTTAATATCACACAATGCGTCTATAATTTCAGTAATGTCATCATTTACATATGCTTCATCTAATTCTTTTACTTCTTCATCAACTAACCCATATTTAAGGGTTACTATATTAGGTTGTGAAAAATATAACTGTTTATCATATTCTGTTGCCACATGAGACCCAAAACAAGTGTTAAAATCTACTACTTTTTGATATCCGGTTTTACTCATATTATATTATAAATTATTTGTAATCTATTTAAATATTTTTTATATAATTTATAATTATGATTGACACTAATTTAAAAAATTGGCAGAAAAATATAATTGTGATAAACTGATATGTCGCAAATGCTACACAAGATTAAATAAACGTGTATAATTGTAGAACATGTAGTAGTGTTGATTTAAGATTAAAAAATAAATTAAAGTAAGCATTTCCAAACTTTAAAAAAGTTTTAACAAATGTAATGTTTTTTTTCCTTTACTTTTTTGTTAAAAGTATTTTTTTTTCTTTTACTATATTAATGAAGACAGCAAAAAAAAAAATAATAAAAAAACAATCAAAAAAAAAACAACCAAGTATATGCGCGCCAGGTTCAGCTGAT